ACATCGTTGACACTCTCAGAGATTGGAATATAATTCAAGAGGGTATTGCAAAGGGTAAGCTTGAGGGTATTGCAAAACAATATAATAGGAATTGGCACGTCTTAGGGCGTTACGTGGGGCTGGTGGTTCATTCTGCCGTCTCTATTGCCTTTCTACCTGACTGGAAGCTTGCGGTCAGTGTTGGCTTGTGGGGGATAGGTATCAGACAACTCCTGCATGATGGCATAATCAATATCGGTTTCGGCCGTCCGTTTCTGTATGTGACCGATAAATCAACGTCACCCTGGGATCAGTGGCTGACGAAAAAACCTAAATATGTTAAAGTGGTTATCAAAGTCGGGCCAATTGTGGCGGCTATTATCTGGGAGGTGATGCTACTATGTCAATGGCAGATCAATTGAGCAAAGCAAGGGCAAGAGCGGCCCACGAGCACCAACAAGCTAAATACTATAAAAAGCGTTATCTTATCGTTAAGGCGAAATTAAAAGAAGCTACGAAAAAAGAAACAACAAAACAGCGGGTTCGGGATTATTGCGAGTCCCACACATTCAATCAGGCTGTAGAACACTTTCAAATATCGAAATCGCGTATAATGACATATTGCATCAATTCATAGGGGAAATTATGCCGCTAAAATCAGCAATAGCCCATATCAACGAAGATAAAAGCTACATTGTTAATATAAGCTGTTCACCCTCTTTTTATCAATCAATCCTTCCAGAACTTACACAAAACCCGCACACAAAATCAAAAATAATGAGGTATGACGGGCTACCAGTTATAATTGTTGATGGCCAACAGAGGGATTTTATACTCGTTGTCGATGGGTTAACATGCTTGAAAAAGAGAGTTAGGGAGCTATGCGAGAAAGGGAAAGCATCTAAATCAACGAAGACATTTATCGCCCAAGCAAACGGGATAAACATCAGCACACTAGAAAACTACATGCTGAGGTTCAGACAAGGAATCAAGATATAATTTGACAAAATAGTAAATTTATACTTTATTTGTGATCGGGGCTAACTTCTGAGGTGGTATAAATGGACAGCGAAACAAAAGAGATAATCATAAGAATGGAGACAAAACAAGCTTTGTTTCACGAACAAGTAAAAGAACGGCTCGCAGGTGTAGACATGGCACAGAATGCCATAGTTGAGGAACTGGTTGAAATAAAACACACGATCACAAGTGGTATAAAATTCCTCGCTTTATCTCCTGTAACATTGGGTGGGACTGCTATTGTTTCTTTTTTATTCTATTTTGAAAAGCTTAGTGAGTGGTCATGGGTGACTTTGATCGTTTTGTTTTTATCTCCGTTTTACGGGGATGGGATCAAGCTGCTTCTTTCCAGATTCAATGGGAAAAATGAAAAATGAAATTAAAATACTATTATGGATCTTTTACTGATACGGTAAATTTTGAGGGGTTTATAATCAGCGGCAAGTGGTTTACATTCTGCCGGGAATTATTAACTGTCCTGATCATGGCGGTGATTCTTAATAATGTCAAGATTGCGGCGGTTGTCGTGTTCTTGGCTTTTTCTATTGGTTGGGAATTGCTGAACGGGCTTTTACACAGTCATTATCTATTTGATGAGCGGGGCGGAGACATTATCAGCGTGATTGCTGGCGGCTTTGGGATTCTTTCAGGCCTGGGGGTCATGTTTTTATTTGGAGTTGGCTAAATGGCTGAAGACATAAAAAAGAATGGTTTCACCGTCACCCTCAAGGAAATATTGAAGGTTATTGATCTTGACGTGCGGTTTCGGGTCCGTTCTGATGTGGGGCAGCGGCCAAGTATAGCCTACAGGATGATCATTGATGAGGCCACGTTTAGAAAATTGAAAGATGAGTACTTGAGGAAAGATAATGTTTGATAATCTTAAAATAATGATTGGGCTGGTGGCGCTGGCAGTTATGGTGCTGGTGGTTTCGGTTTGTTTCTGCGTGGTTGGGGTGTTTGATCCGGAGATTATAAATGACTGACAAGTTAATATTTGATGATAAGAACGCGAACAAAGGGACAGAGCGCGGCGGGGAAAAGTTGACAGATTCCCTGTCTGAACTTGGGATCGGTCGTGGAATAACCGTTTTCACTATCTTTGACAAGAACGGGAAAATCATCGCCGTTGATAAGACCGTTGAAAAAATCAAGGCTCCCGTACAGGTGGTTGATAATGCCTGACAAAAAGAAAAAAGCGACACCAAAAAAGAAAACTGATCAATCATGGCATCCTCTTTTTTTAGAAAATCTCGGAAGATTGCCAAATGTGACAGTTGCTTGTTCGTCTTGTGGGGTAGACCACTCCACAGCATACAGGCATAAAAAACTTTTCAAGCGTTTTTCTAATGATTGGGATCAAGCTCTAAAATCAGGTGTCGAACTCCTGGCAGCCGCTGCATGGAAACGCGCACAAACCACATCCGACACGCTGGCAATTTTTCTGCTGAAGACACACGATCCAGATAAATACCACCCAGAATTAGCGATAAAACGGCTTGCAGCACAAAATCAGCAACCTCAAGAAATACAGCAGGTTACAGCCTCAGAACTAATCAAAGAAATCACAATAAAAACAAGAAAGCCATATAAAAACCCGCTTGACGATGGGAAATCAGATGATACCTAAAAGATGGGGCCATATGCTAAAACATCCAACACAACACAGATTAGTCGTGGACAGTGTGAGAATCAAGATCGGGACTGCCGGCCGCCGTAGCGGTAAAACTGAACGGGCGAAACGCTTTGTATCCTTGATGTCAATGGTGGAGCAGAAAGATCACAACTTCACCAGACGATACTTGATCGGGGCCCCTACGAATCCGCAAGCGATGAAAATATATTGGCAGGATATGATTGACCTGACAAAGCACTGGCAGCATACCAAACCAAACAAGTCAAGTCAAACTATTTTCATTCAAGGCGCGAGGGATTGCGCGCCTTCTGAGATTGTGATCGCGGGGCTGGATCAACCGGCCCGAACTGAAGGGGTACCCTATGATGGGCTGCTGATTGATGAAATAGGAAACTGCAAACAGGACGCATGGACTCACAACTTGCGGCCAACAATGGCGGATCGTGGTGCGTGGGCTTGGTTGATCGGTGTGCCTGAAGGGAAAAACTTTTATTATGATCTCGCTCTCCAGGCGGCTGGCGGGTCGATTCCGAAAACTATACCTGGTCAAGGTGTGACTGCGTACAATCCTGACCTACAGATGGGGTATTACTCTTGGCATAGTGCTGACATCCTACCAGAAAAAGAAATAAAAAACGCAAGGGCAACGATGGATGAGAAGACTTACCGCCAAGAGTTTGAAGGCAGTTTTGAGACGTTCCGGGGGCTGGCGTATTATGCTTTTGGGAACCGCAATATCGATAACACTATCTGCTATAACGCGGGGCAGGCCGTTCATATCGGGATGGATTTTAATGTCAACCCTATGACAGCCACATTCAGCCACGTCAAAGAAAATAAAATTTATCAATTCGGGGAGGCCTACCTTGAAAACTCTAATACTGCCGAAATGATCGAACATATAAAGGGATTATTTCCCACTAAGTCATGTATTATTTACCCAGACGCTACCGGCGGGGCTGAGAAATCAAACGCTAGTGAATCAGATATTAAGCAGATACGGCGCGCGGGATTCAGGATCAAGTCAAAGAAATCGAACCCATTACAAAAGAATAGAATGGCCGATGTAAATTCAGTAATGCGCTCAGATGATGGGGCGATCAGGTATTTTGTGAACGCTGAAAAATGCCCCAAGATGATCAGAGATTGGCAGAAAGTCGAAAGGACTGATGATGGTAGAATAAATAAAAAACAAGAGGGGCAAGGGCTTGTCCATTTATCAGATGCCTTCGGTTATTTCGTCTATAATTATTTCGGACGATCTCCCGGCCTCCCTGGGGCGGCTGGCGATAAGAGGAAACACGCATGATTGAAAATTTCTATATTATATGTTATTTTGATTAATCAGGTAATGGCAATCACCTATTCAAGGGTAAAGAAAAATGATAGAAGTAACAGTCAACAGCGCAACGGGTACAGAAAAAATATATGTCGAAATGATTGTAATAAATACTGCATATGGAACTGAAGAAATACCGGAACCAGAAGAGGATTAATAATGAAATTATTCGGGTACGAAATAAAACGAAAACGGGCGGCGATTGCTGGAAGTGCTGGCGGGCCAACACGGCTCAGGTCTGATTTGACAGTCAAATTAAATCAGGTTTTCAACTGGTACAATACAAGCACATCAAATCCGAGCCTTGCGGATGGGATCAACAACTACTCCACTGGGGACATATTGACCTATGGCCGCACTATCGAGGGGCTTGATCTACATCTGAGGGCAACTGTTGAGGCCCGTATGAACCGGGCGGCGTCGCTTGGTTGGGGTATATTCGACAAAAACGGTAATCAAATTAAGCCTGAAGACTTCGATCAGGAAACACAGCTTGTTTTTGATGCCATCTCAGGTATTGAGCATTTTGATCAAGATCGTTTGCAGATTGCCGAGTCTTTGAAACATGGGTATTCGGTTATGCAGTCAATCTGGAAAATGGGCGAAGTATGGATCCCTGAAACTCTTAAACATGAATATCCGGAAAACTTTGACTTTGACGATGGGCGGTCAGAAAACAATCTGATAAACGCCAGAGGCCGGAACCGGTTATACATGCGGCAGAATATGACATACAATTACACCAGAGCCAAAAACCAGAATAAATGGCTTGTAACCACTACAGATCCGGTTTATGAGGATCGGCGGGGAGTGGGTTTATATCAAAAATGCGTCTTTGCCGCTTATGCGAAAATGTCAATAATTAGCTGGATGTTAAATTTCGCAGAACGGGCCGGGTCTGGAATGTGGATCGGTAAGATACTCGACTCGGATAACCTACCACAGAAGGAAAACGGTGATTTATATACGTCAACCGAAATCAACACGATATTAAAAAGTATATCTGTTGGGAATGTTGGCACGTTACCGAGCGGCGTTGACCTGGTCAATATGACTTTTGACAAGGGATCTGACGTTGAAATGTTTCTCAGATACTTGACATATTTTACTAACGATGAAAGCAAGATAATCAATGGCGGCCAATCGGCAACAACTGAGATTGACCGGGTCGGATCGCGGGCGGCAATTGAGTCTTTTATGGGTCAGGAGCGGGAAACTAACTTGATATCGGATATAAATTTAATTTACGGCCAAATAAACAGGCCGCTTGTCTTCAATGTCCTTTGCTTGAACCGTTCCGCTGATGTCGCTAATAATTGGTTGAAAGATTTCAAAGTATCGGCTATTCTACCTGATACAGACGCATTGCAAAAGGCCAATGTGAGGAAGACCGAAGCCGAAGCCGAAGCCCTGGAAATTGCAAACGATCGATCAAGCGCGGGGAACAGTCGATGATGTTTGAATTTTTCGGACTGGTGATGGTGTGCTTGTTGCTGGTGATACTTCACCTTCTCAATATGCTAAGGTGGTGGTTTGATGGGGAAGATGGGATCAAAAAATAGCAGATGCGAGAAAGGTCATGTATGGTATTTCGGGCATTTGGTGAACGGCAAACCGGACCCGGCGACATTGTGTGAATGTGGGCAAGTGACATGGGCGGAAGAATCAAAACGAATTGATGGTATAATCAAAAAAATAAAGCGGGGTAGATCAGTTAGATAGATCGCCGGGTTCATGTCCCGGAGGCCGCAGGTTTGAATCCTGCCCCCGCTACCATTTAACGGAAGGTGGTAAATTATGCGTAAAACAATACAAATTTATTCTTGTGATTATTGTCACAGCGATATGGAAAATATTAAAAAACGTAAAGGCACTAATTTATTAAAGCCTGTAATACTTTCAGGCGGTATTTTATGCAGTGATGTATCTTTCAGAATACCGGCAAGTATTAACAAAAATCCTGATACACTCTATTTTTGTAATGTATCGTGTTTCAGAGATTTTTTAATAAATATGAAAAGATAATAGCCAATGTTATCGTAAAGATACGATAGGTTGACATAATTTGGATTATACCAAACAACACATTGAGTCATAGAGCCAAAGTAGCATAAATCAGAAAAACGGAACAGGTTTGATCGTTGGTTTGGGTAGTTTTGACACAGTTTTAAGATCGGGAGGTTGTTATTATAAATCTTTACGCACGATGCCAATGTATCCCCCGAAAGGGTTAGATGATTGGTTTGAGCATTTTTCATGGTTGTATGTTAGCGGCACTGAGCAAAATGAGTATATAAATGATTTTGAAGATAAAATAATCAAACTTGCGGAATATATAAAAAAATTAAGGGGGGGCGGATCAACTGCTGAATATGAGCCCTACCCTTTCCCCCCTGAAAATGACGGTAAAGTTAGAAGTTTGTGCAGAGGCAACTTCCTACTAGGTTTTAAGGCTGCCAGTGATTTTATGAATTTTCTAAAAATGGAGGGCGTTTCATTTTCAAAATCTATATTGCATTTATCAAATTTTGAAAATGAATTTTTAGAAGGGTGGTCGAAAGATAAACAATACCCGTCACCACCTGATGTTAATGATTATCTTCATAAATACGGTGGGATAACAAAACTAAAACAAATGTATTGACCTATAATGCCAACAACAACAACAGCAACACTTACAGGGTGGGTACTATTCAATCGATTTGAGGGCACACACTCAACGGATATCAGCCTCAATGATGTCACCCAGTTTGAAAACCAGATCATAAAATGGGCGGAAGAAATAAAATCGCAGAGACAGGCGACAATAATTAGCAAACTCAATAATTTGAGGGCGGAATATGAAAGCAGCACTAATGATACAGAATAAAGAAAAATATACTCTTGATGAGGCGGCAAAACATTTGTCATTATCAACGATGACCATCCGACGCGATATCGAAGTTGACAAGGGGTGGGTATCAAAACAGCAAATAAAAACGGTATTTGATAAACGGTTTCCAGATTGGGATCTGGTGTTTGTACAGCATATGCAGCAATTTGTGAGTCTGGTTAAAATGGGGAATTCCTCTTGCAATAAAAACGGGTATACTCATGGTCATGGGGTTTTGGATTGACTCAGGCTTAAAAACCTGTTATTATATTTCCGGGTATTTTTTAGAAGTAGGTGGCTCGCTGGTATGATTTGATCAGCGGGCCTTTTCATTTTGTAACATCTGTTACTTTAAACCATTCCGGCATATTTACAAAACAAGAATAATACCATTTATTAAGAGAGCGACTAAAATCGCTCTCTTTTTTTATTCACAAAATAGGAGTACCACCAAATGAAAAACTTTATTATTGCACTTCTGATGCTTGTTATGATCCCCTTTTCTGTCAATGCTGCTCAGGTAAACTTGGGTTTCCTCGATGAGGTAGACGACACTCTAACCGGGACAACTACCTATCTTCCGACATCTGCCGGTACTGCGATGTACACAGATTCTTGGGCATACGGCCGTGCATTGTTTACAATTTACGCCGATTCCCTGGGCGGGACACTGACTATCAAAGCTCAGGCGAAATCTGCCAATGGATCAAACTGGCAATATATACAATTTGAAGTCGTTGATCCAACAGAGGCAATCGGACCGCAACTGTCAACAGAGTACAGCACCACGTTAGAAGCCGATCCGACATCAATTTTTATCAATGAACATTATAATAACATCCGGCTTGAGTTGACGCACACTGCCGGTGATGTTCTGGATGAATACGGCTGTCTTTTGAAGGAATAATATGTCAAATATATTGCAATCAATAAACTCAATTTGGGCTATTCAATACCGACAATTGGATACAATTATATCTGTTTATCGTCGGGCTATGTCTGGAGAAATAGCAGATTTTGAAGCTATCAAGGCCCAATTTGATACCGACCTCGAAAACAAACCGCAAGGGCTCACAATTATTGACGGTGTGGCTATTGTACCTATTCAAGGCGTTATCGCTAAGAAAATGAATCTCTTTCACAAGATCAGCGGTGGCGCATCCACACAGTTGATCGAAAGGGATTTTTTACAAGCTCTAAATGACACAAACGTTGATCATATCATTCTTGATATTGACTCCCCCGGCGGAAATGTTGATGGAATTGAGACTCTGGCAAACACAATAAAGGCGGCAAGAGGGGTCAAACCGATTACAGCCTTTATTGATGGACTTGGGGCCAGTGCAGCCTTTTGGATCGCATCTGCGGCGGATCGGATTATCGTATCAGAAAAAACAGCCTTTGTCGGCTCAATCGGTGTATTCCAGGTTCACGTCGATGAATCTCAGGCCCACGAGTTACAGGGCCAAAAGCAAACAGTGATCCGTGCTGGTAAATTCAAGGCATTTCCTGACTCATCTGAGCCACTGACAGAAGAAGGTCAAGGCATATTGCAAGCAGAAGTCAATCAGATATTCAAGATATTTGTTGAGACTGTGGCTGAAAACAGGGGCATTTCAATTGAATCTGTGCTCGGTTTGGAAAGCAGGATATTAATCGCGGAAGATGCTATAAAATTTAATTTAATTGATGGAATTAAAACCTTTTCAGAACTATTACAAGAGGTTCAAATCATGGAAGATGTAACATTACAAACCACAGAAACCACAACGAACAAAATACTTGTTGTGGATGATTTGCAGCGGCTAACAGCCGAAGTTGAAACCATGAAACAGGCGGCAGAAACCGCAAAGAAAAACTCATTGCTGTTAAGCTCGGATCATATTCTTGACGGTCTGGTCAAGGATGGTAAATTATCCCCCGGTGAAAGGCTGGTACTGGACACATCGCTATTTACGTGTGATGGTGAAAAAGTGACGGTCCCTTTCTCAATGCTGCAATCGATGATCGGCGGACGTCCTATCAATTCAGTTTTTGATAATGACCCGCTACCCTTGCTGGAAAATATCCCGGAAGACGCGAAAATCAAACAAATTGCCGCCAAACACGGTCTTGATGTGGGAACATATCAGG